ATCCGGACCTGACCGACTACCCACCCCAACCCCACGTCCGTCAGGGGCTACTCCGCGACGTGCCGACCGACCGAATATGTGGGTGGCGAGGCGAAGTACTGGGCGACGGCGATGGTCGCGCTCAGCACGCTCATGTAGCTGACCAGCCGCCAGTCCACGGCGTCCGGCCTGGCCACCGAGATCGGGAAGTAGCCGACGAACGTGGTCAGGCCGGCGCTGGCGCTGCGATCGATCAGGTCCTTCCACCAGACGGTCGCCTTCCAGTCCGCCAGCAGGGCCACCGTCACCTTGGCTGCCGTGACGGCCATGGTCACCCCGACGGCCGAGCCGAACACCACCCAGTCGATCTGCCACGGCCCACTGGCGGTGGCGGCCACCAGGATCGGCAGCGCCACCTCCGAGAGTTGGCGGACCATGCGCTCGAAGAAGTTGCGCACCAGGATGTTCACGGTCAGCTCCCCTTGATCAGTGCGGTCAGGCGCGCCTCGAGCGCCTGGAGGTCTGCCTTGCTCGCCGACTCGGCCAGCCGTTGCCCGGCGGTCTCCCGGTCGCCGGCGGGGCCGAACCCGGCGTTCCACACGGCGCCGACGATCTGGTCTAGGTCGGCCTTGGACAGCGGCATGTCTTCCCCCTGGATGAAGTCGATGAGGCGCTGGATCGGGAAGTCTCCCGGGTCGCCGTGCAGGTTGTTGGGCACGTGCAGGTGGCCGCAGATGCCCTCGAAGGCGAGCCACTGCGACGGGGTCATCCGGGCGGCGCTCTTGCCGGCGCTGGCAGGGTAGACCGGCCAGCTCGCCGGGGCGAGCAGCGGGATCGGGAACTGCCCCATGGCCCACGCGATCATCTGAGCCAGGCCTCGCAGCGCCCAGGGAGCCGCCGTTGGCCAGTGCATCCCGGGGCCGCGCCGCACGCAGGTGCCGACCAGCTCGATCTGGATGACGCCGCGGTTGTTGGTCTCGACGGTGCCGGCCGGGTGGGCCAGGGCGCGGGCGGACCGCTCCAGCGGGAAGTGCTGGCGCCAGACCAGCTGGGCGCGGGTCATCAGCGGCATGACGGTCAGGTGCGGGGCCTTCCCCCCGCCCTCGTAGCTGGGCCAGATCGACCCCTCGGTGGTGTGCAGCACGATGACCTTCGGCGTCACCTCGGGGCCGCCGTCGCCGAACCACTGGATCCGGTGGTCGGCTCGGGGGTACAGGATCACCGCTTCACCTCCGGTGCCTCGCGGCACAACCAGAACGGCTGGGTCGCCCAGGTCTCCGGTCGGATCCGCGAGTCGGTCGGGGTCTCGTTGCCGATGATCCGCCAACGCACGCAGGTTCCGCCGGACGCCGCCAGGACCTGCTCGGTCCGCTTGATGACCGGGGCTGGGATGTCGTTGAGGTAGACCTCTTCCCGGCATGGTCCGGGTTCCCTGACGCTGGCGCCGCGAGATACCTCGACCGTCGTGATGACCGGGTCCACCGAGGTCCACGACATGACTCCGGTGACGGGGATCGCCACCTTGCCCAGGACGCATTTCTGTACACGCACCTGCAGGGGGACTGCGTAGGTGGTGGCCGGATCGTCCAGTCCGGGCAGGCGCGAGACGACGGCCTGCTCTGAGTAGTGCAGCCCCACTCGCTGACGACCTGAGTTCCACTGGGCGACCAGGGCGACGGCCAGCACCCCGATCACCACGCCCTCCACCTTGGCCCACCTCACGACAAGCCCCCGGGTCTGGTGATCAGCAGTCCCAGTAGGGCGACGATGATGACACCGCCCACCGTGCGCCACAGCCAGGTGAAGTTGGATTCGATGGCCTCGACGCGTCGCGTCAGGGACGTCATCGCCTCGGTGCGCACGTAGTCGCGATCGAGCTTCTCCACCAGCCCGTGGACCATCGACTGGACGTCGAGGATCCGCCTGCCGAGTTCTCCGAGCGTCACACCGTCATCGCTCATCGTCTCGGGCCGACGCGGCAGCGGGAGCGAGGAGGGTGTGTCTGTGTTCGACATGGCGGCCTTTCCTTCGTTCCGACTCCCCCGGGAGCGCTGGTGAGCGCGAGAGCGGTTCGAGTAGTCACCTTCATCCTCATGTGGGGGGGGAGCTATGGCTGCTCGGTCACCACGAAGGTAGGCGAGAGGGGGGCGCTGACGTGCGGAAAGAGGGGCGCGCAGAGGGCTACAGGTTGGTCGCCGTGGCGGTCTGGACCCAGTTGGTCCCGTTGTACTCGAAGGCGATCACGTTGATCTTGTTCGCTGTCGTCGTCGGGGTCCAGTTCGCCTTGTAGCCGGCGGCGAAGGCGACCGTGCGGCCCCCGGTCCCGTCCTGGGTGAAGATGAACTTGACCCGATCTCCGGTCTGACCACCGGTGGGCACGTTGAGCGTGGTGACGTTCCCCGTCAGCGTGACCCGATAGGTGACGTCCCAGGACGTCGAGGCGCCGGGACTCAGGGTGGCCGCGAAGGTCAGGGTGCGCGAGTTGCCTTCACCGAGGTTGCCGCCGACGCGGCAGAGGACGGCCACCAGGGCACCCTGCTGGAGCACCAGCACGCGGTCGTCGACGGCGAAGGTGGCGGCGTTGGTGTTGCGTCGGATCCAGGCGGCGCCGGTCAGATCGGTCTGCAGCCGGCCGTCGGAGTTGACCGCGGTCACCTTGGCGATCCGCAGCCTGACCGCCCCGGACGGCGCCGACTCCTCGATCGCTTGCGCGAGGTCGAGCACCAGGTCCATCAGACCCTCCGCAGCTTGAGCGTGTTCGTCCCCGGACGTAGCGAGACCGATCCTCCGACGACCCGATAGGTGCCGTGGGTGCGGGATCGGTTGTCGTCGATGGTGATCAGGTCGCCGATGTCGTGACCGGGGTGGCCGGCGGTCTCGATCGTGGCCGGCTGCACCATGCCGGTCACCTGCGGCAGGATCGTGTTGGCCGCGGCGTTGGCCATCGTCGAGTCCTTGATCAGGGGTGACGTGAAGCCGTACGGGCGCTCGCCGAACGGTCCGAGCCGATAGGTGGGACTGGCCGGATTCTCGTCCCACAGCTCCACGCGGACCGGATCGAAGTCGGGGTGCTCGCCCTTGACAACCACCCCGCTGTAGGTCTTCTCCGAGCTGATCCCGCGTGTACACCTGACCAGGTGTCCGGTCCCGTCGTCGGCGTAGCGCCGTCCGGTCACCTCGGTCTGCAGCGGCTCGACCACCAGCGTGCCGAGCGGGTCGAAGTAGACCGCGAAGTTGTCGGCTGTTGCGAGGTCCTCCACCGCACTCCATGGATCGGACAGTTCCTCATAGACGATCTCCGGAGTGGTGTTGCCGGTCGTGGTGATCCGCGTCGGGACCGACAGCCTGGACGTGACGATGTTCTTGATCGCCGTGGCCGTGTTGGTGCCGGCGGCGATCGGGTAGGCGGCCTTGAACCGGCGCGCCCGTACCGCGGCGACCCGATCCTTGGCGGACAGCTGGATCCTCGTCGCACCGTTGTGGGCCTCGATCTCCGGATCCTCGATCCCGAGGACTCCCAGCGGCACCCACTCCACGCCCCCGCCGGCGACCACCAGGCCCTTCGACAGGCGCAGCTCGGTGCCCTTGGGGGAGAGCAGGTCGGTGGCCTCCACGGGGGTGATGGTGCCGCTCGGATCGATGAGCTCGAGGTCTGCGCTGCGTCGCACCGCAACGTCGTCGAAGTCCACCCGGCCACTGACCAGGACGTCCAGCGAGGTGATGTAGTCGCCGCCGTAGAGCACCTCGATCTTGGTGCGCCAACGCCGCGACGACGCGGCCAGTGCGGCCTCGAAGGCCGCCGACACCGGCCACATCAGAGGACCCCTTCGCCGATCACGGCGAAGTCGATGGTGAGTTCGCGGTTGGCCGGGTGGATGGCGTCGAACCCTCGGCCGAGCACCCGGATCCACAGCACCTCGCCGCGCGGCGAGGAGAGCACCAGGGGGACGGTGCGGCGCAGTACGGAGCTCGTGGCGGCGATGTGGGCGAACTTGACGTAGGCCTTCACCGAGCCACCACCGATGCGGACGTCCTCGCTGTCCACGACGGGGTAGGTCGACCCGGCGGTGTAGGTGACCACGGCCCCGTCGTCCTCGCTGCGGGAGTAGTCGGTGACGTAGAGCATCACCTCGGCCGTGTCGTCCTCGGGATCGCGCAGGGTCCACGTCTCGGCCTCGGCGACCAGGGCGGCGACCAGGGAGGTGTCCGAGGTGCTCACCCTGCCCGAGGTGTCGGTGACGTCGGTCCAGGCCCGGTACTGGACCTCGATCCCGAAGGGGGCGACACGGTCCTCGTGGATCAACCGCTGCCAGTAGTCGACCCGGGTCGCATCGACGATCTGCTCCCAGGTCGTACCGCCGTCGGCCGATCGCTCGATGCGCACCGTCTGCCGCTGGGAGTTCCCGCCCGGGCGCCACTCCAGCGACATGCCCGGGGAGAACGAGGCCCGAGCCACGTAGATGACCTCGGCCGCCGCGGCCGTGGCGAGCACCTCGAGCACCACGCGGGCCAGCATCGCCCCGGCCGGCGCCGTCGCATGGACGTAGATCTGGGTGTAGCCGGCGTCGGTGATCACGCCCTGGACGCCGACCGACGTCGAGATCAGGGCGCCGGTGCCGTCCTCGTCGTCGTACCACTCGATCGAGGCCCTGGCCGATCGGTTGGCAGTCCCGGTCGGGCGGCGCATCGAGGCCATGGCGGTGTACTCGGCACCAGCCACCACCGGGAAGTCCAGCGGGCCGGACAGCGCCGGCCGGCCGAACGGGGCCTCGGGGGGTGAGCCGGCCGAGGTGCGCACCTTGGCGGTCCCCGAGGTCGTGGTGGTGATGGAGAAGCCGGCCAGTCGCCCGTTCAGCGAATCCTCGCCCTGGACGGCCAGCGTGGCGTTGGTGACCGAGTCCCAGTTGGTGACCCCGGCGGCCTGGGCCTCGGCCATGCAGTTCACGCGGCCGGCCACCCGCAGCCGGATCCGCGGGACGCCGGTCCAGTACGGGGAGTAGGCCTCGGCCGACAGGCTCGGTCCGAGCTGGGGCACCGCGGACAGCGAGAACGTCGCATACGCCCAGGCGCTCGGCGTCCCGCTGGTGTCGGTGGCGCGGACGTAGGCCCGGTAGGTCCCGGCCGGGTCCGGCAGCGGGGTGGTCACGGTGATCGATCGGGCCAGTGCCGAGGAGACCACGCCGCTGGACCACACCGCCGGGGTCGGGTCGTTCGGGTCGATCGACCCGGCGGCCGGGTCGAGGATGCGGACCTCGTAGTCGCGCTGGGAGTTCGCCGCGGTGTAGGTCCAGCTGACCACCGGGGTCGAGGTGCCGTAGACGATGCCGGACGGCGCGGTGACGACGACCACCGGGACGGCGGTGGAGATGACGGTGCGGTCGGCGGCGAATGCCGACGCGGTGCCGTCGGCGGCCTTGGTGCGCACCGACCAGGAGTAGGTGGTGCCGTTGGTCCACTTCGCGGCGGGGAAGGTCACCTGCTCGGCCGAGGTGGCGTTGTAGGTCGTGCTGGTGCCCACCCAGGCCTGGGTGGTGTCGTTCCAGTACTCGGTGGTGACGCCGTCGTTGCGTCGCAGCTGCCAGGCGGACTGGACGTCGCCGGGGCTGGTCTTGGAGTGCTTCCAGCTGAACGTGCCACCGGCAGCCAGGTCCATCCGGACCCCGTTGGCCGGGGAGATGAGCTGCGGCGCTGCCGGTGCCCGGGTCAGACCGGAGACCTTCTGGTACCACAGCGTGCACGGCGAGGAGCCGGTGGCGAACACCAGGTCGACGGCATCGCGGGTGGGGTTGCGCGCCAGCTGGACGTCGCCGTCCTGGCCGTTCGGCGCGCGCGAGGCCAGCGAGGCCCAAGCCGACCAGGACGTGCCGGCTCGGGTGTACTTGGTCCAGAACACGTCGCCGTCGGTGGCCTCGTGGGCGACCAGGTAGATGTCGGCCGTCGCCGGGTCGATGGACAGGCTGACCCCGCGGACGCCACCCAGGCCGAGGGCGGGAGGGTTGATCGCGGTGGCCGCACCGGCGACGCCGTCCCACTGGCTGACGTTGACCGTGGAGTTGTTCGGCGACCAGGCGGCGATCAGGCGGGTGCCGTCGTGGGCGCAGCACATCACGGTCTCGGGGATGGTCACACCGGCCACCAGCTGGATCGGCGTGCCCCAGGTCCAGCTGCCCGAGGAGTACTGGGCGCGGTGGGCGTAGACCGGCGAGGAGGTGGCCTGACTCGCGGCGACCAGGAACACGTGCGGGGAAGCCTGCGGGACCTTGGAGTCCGAGGCGAAGGCGAGCGCCCCGAACTGCCAGTTGGCGTCGCCGGACGCGGGCCCGTGCACCAGCGAGTTCAGGGTCAGGGCACCCGAGGCCGAGATGTCGACCCGGCTGACCCGACTGCCGCCGGAGGAGCCGTACGACCAGGTGATCCAGGCGACCCAGCCGGTGCCGTTGCGGAAGGCGATGACGTCGCTGTCGACGTTCATCCGACCGCCGGCCGGGGAGAGCACCAGCGTCTTCCATGACCAGCCGCCACCGGTGCGGGGCGTGCCGCGGCCGTAGAGCAGGGTCTGCGGGTTCTGCTGCCAGCGCACGAAGGTGACGTGTGCGTAGCCCTCGCTGTCGATGAAGAAGGACGGCGTCCCGGTGTCCTGCCCGCGCCCATAGGTCAGGTCGGAGTTGGCGGCGGCGGCCCAGCTCGCGCCCCCGTTGGTCGAGGAGAAGAAGCGCGCGCGGTTGGAGTCGGCGACACACAGCCAGAGGGTGCCGTCCGGGGCGATGTCGAGGCGCTTCTCGCTGGAGCCGGACAGGGAGTCGCCGTGATAGGCGGTGGTGATCTGAGTGGGCACGCTCGGATTCTCCCGTCGCTACCGGCGGCGCAGGGCCGTGAGCAGGGAGGCCAACTCTTGGCCGGCATCGGAGAACGCCTCCCGGGCCTCCGCCGGGTCGACGCCGTCGCCGATGCTCACCTGCACCGCACCGGCCTCCACGATGATGTCGCCGCCACCCTGGCCCAGGACGTTGCGCCCCGCGACGATGGCGTTCATGGCGGCGCTCGGTGCCACGGACAGCGCCATCAGGTCGGCGAGGTCGCCCATGGCCGTCGTGACGGGCGTGGTCCGGCTCAGGCCGGCGGCCAGGTCCTCCACCATGCGCTGCCCACGTAGCAGGGCGTAGCCCCGCCCGGACAGCGGTCCGATCTCGGCCGGCGAGCCGGGTAGCGGCGCGGTGGCCGCTGCGGCGAGTTGCTGGGCGGCAGCGGATACCGCGGCCACCTGGGACTGGATCCCGGCGGCGAGGTTGGCCCCGATGGACGCCCCTGCGGAGTAGGCACCAGCGGCGACCGAGTTCAGCGTGGAGATGATGCTGGCGCCCATGGCGGTGATGGTGGAGACCATCTGCTGAGCGCCGCTGGTGACGGCGGCCACCAGCTGCGCGAACCCGGCGGTCCAGATCGAGACCATCTGCTGAGTGGTCGAGGTGAACAGCGCGAGGATCTGGGTCAGTGAGGTGGTGGCGATCTGCAGCATGGCCGCCCAGCTGGTCGTCCAGATCGTCTGGATCTGCGTCATGCCCGCGGTGACCAGCGCCGCGATCTGGATCATCTGGGAGCTGACCAGCGTGGTGATGGACGTCCAAGATGCGGTCGCCGAGGCGAGGATCGCCGTCCACCCGGCAGTCCAGACCGCGTTGATCTGAGCCATGTTGCCGACGATCAGGGCCTGCAGGACGACGAACTGCGCGGTCACTGCGGACTGGATCGAGGCCCAGGCGGTCGTCGTGGCGAGCGTCAGCGTGGCCCAGCCTGCTGTCCAGCTGGAGGCCAGCACGGTGAAGCCGGCGACGAACGTGGACTGCAGGGTCAGGAACTGCGCGGCGATGGCGGTCTGGATCGGCGCCCATCCGGCGGCGACCCCGGTGGCCAGCGTGGCCCAGCCCGCCGTCCAGCTGGAGGCCAGCACGGTGAAGCCGGCGGCGAAGGTCGACTGCAGGGTCAGGAACTGCGCGGCGATGGCGGTCTGGATCGGCGCCCATCCGG